CGGATCAGCAAGAAGTGCAAAACTTTTTCCACCACCGGCAGCACCGCCGTAGAGTACGTCTCGCTCACCCGCCGATAGAAACTCCGTTTGCGGTCCTGAATTCGGCTGAAAAACGACTTCACTTTCGCCGACAAGCTCCGATACTGCGTCAGGCAAAGCATCCAAATCCCCAATATCGATTGTGGCAGAACCATTGCCTGCAAGAGCCTTTTCAACCTTTGTAGTCTGCTGTTCGAGCTTTCGAGCATATCTGCGCTTATCCTCTGCTGCTTTGGTTGATTTCTTTGCACGTTTTTTAGCGGAATTAATACGTTTCTGCGCCGCGCGTCTTGCACGCTCCCGCGTAGAAAGGTTATATACTGCTTTTGGCGCATTTGGGTCTTTTTTAGGTCTTCCGCGCTTTTTTGGGGCTTCTTCAGCCATCAATAATCACTTCATTCTTCGGAGGAAGCAGTACAACGCCGTGTACGGCAGTCACATTGTGATTAATTTGCTCTGGAGCCTTTGCACCGACGCGGTTAAGCAGTGATTCTGCAGCTTTCAGTCGCAAATCGTCGCCGCGTTCCGGGGCGGGGTTGTCTATTGTGCTTACAAGACGATTTGCAGCCTTCAAAGCATTTATAGAAAGCACGTCTTTGGTGCGTTCTACTATCTCATCGGCTAAATGTCGGCGTAACCAGCCTGCAGAACCGCGAGAATACCCCGCATCTACAGCCGCAGCGGTGACTTGACCCCCGTTTTCAAACAGTAAATCAAGAAACTTCTGCTGTTGTGGCGTAATTTCACGTTCTTTCTTCCGCTGTTGAGGGAGAAGGTTCATTATATTGCCTATTTTTGGAAGATGTAGGCTGTAATCCCACTCTAGCTCCGCTCTTTTGTACAAAAAACAGTGAAGATGTGGGCGTCTGCTAATATATGGGACGAACCTACGCCTATATTATGGGAATATCACTATCTTTTGTCAATAAAAAAAATTTATCTTGACAGATGTCGAATCCGACAGTAGAATGAGGGTACTACCCTCCGGGGATATATACACAGATACCCGAAACAGGTATAAAGCACTGTTTTAATCGGTATAGATTACTCCAAAAAATAAAATCACTGTCGGTATTGCTAGCATCATATACCGGTCCCCCCCGTGGCCCATGCGCGCGCCTGCGCCCACGCCATTTTTTCATCGGCGATAACTCGATTCTGGGCTGACTGGAAACCAGTAAGCTGAACCACCCCCATCATCATCTGGAACATATCATCCGCACCCGCGCGCCCGTGTGACAGTGTTTGTCATGCCTTTAATTATAGGACTGGACTGTCGGGTTGAGGATCGGCAGCAATAACACCGGCACCACATAAGCGGATAATTCAATGAATAGAAGCCCGTCGGGATATATCAGGCCGGACATAAAAAAAGGCCCCGCCGAGCTAATCAGACGGGGCCAGTAGAGAAGGAAGCGGGGAGGATCAGGCTTCCTTCAATTGGTTGTCGGGATGGTCGGGATGATCAGACGAAAGGATCGTTTCCATCTCAAACTGTTGGCCGTTATCCATGAAGAAACGGATTTCAAATTCATTCCCGCGATGATCGGTGCCGTGCAGGGCAAAGCAGTCAAAGGTTCTGTGCTTGCGGCGGGTTGCCTTCAGAACAACCGGGCGATGGTACAATTCGGCATTTTCGCGGGACTTGTGAGCGTGAATATCGATATTCATTGGTTTAACTCCTGTTAAAGTTGGGACCGGCCACCCCGGCCAGTCCCTAATTTATGCCACGCACTGATTCAGGACGCAAGCCGGTAAATTTTGTTATAGCCACGACGGCCAAAACGACGGCCCACATTCTTCTTTTCGATTGTAAAGCCGTTGCGCTTCAAATCCTGAAGGTAGGCGTGGACCGTGCTAGCTTTCAGCCCGGTCATCCCGGCAAGCGTTGGGACCGCGACAAAGCCTTGACGCAAGATAGTCACTATTTTCTCATGACCTTTTGACAGTGGCCGGTCGTAGTTTTTCCAGAATTCCGGATCACTTTTCGGATGCCGACGGCCATAGACCGGCAACGGGGTTGATGTGTCACCAGCTACTGGCTCCCCGTGCATGTCTGTTTGCTGCGGCTTCGGCTGCGGGTCCGATTCCTGCAGCGGCAAGTTTTTGATCTCTTCGGCGATGATCTCGCGCAGATTGTCTTCGATGGCGTCCACCATGTTCACGATGGAAGCAACGACGTTTTGTGGATAGCGTTCTTTTTTCATCTCTTCATTTCCTTTTACCAGATGATTATTAGAATGATGGTTAGAAGTAGGCACCAGAATAGCAAACCTACCGTTCGCAATAGGTAGGCGGCTAGCTTCATGCAGCCACCAATTCGAGAGCCTGCCATTCAGGAGACGCCAAAACGCCACGAATAGCAGATTCACGGTCGCGCTCGACGTTAAATGCCTTTGCACCCGCGGTCGATGTCTTGCGCTCTTTCCCGTCTTCACCCGTCCATGTTTGGTTAGTGTGTGTACTCCAATGGGTCAAAGCGTTGTAGGCGGTCCAAAGCGTGTTATTCAATTCGCGGCGTTCATCCTTGAACCGATGCAGTAGGTAGCTCATCAGCTTCTCATTTATTTGTGAGCCATGCCCTGCCTTTGCGGTTTCGGTGTTCTTCTTGCAGATGGTCGCCGCCAGTATGTCAGAGAATTGGTCGATGCTGCAGGACCGGTCCCGCCACGCCATCATCTGATCGCGGTTATTCGTCCAGAACTCCAACCCCATTTTAGCGTTAGACAGTAACGCGTCGGTGTCCAGTCCAGATGTGTGTTTACGCTTCTGGTGATATGCCTTCTCGCCACCAAAAACCAGTGTGTTGCGGCACAGGTCACGATAGGCACCAGAGAACACTTGAAAGGACCACGACTGGTCGACGCTGTTAAAGATGTCCATCCGGCAGCGGACAAGGTCGCGGCCATGTTCGATTGGAGACTGTAGCTCATTAAACACAATGGTCCGGTGCGCCCGTAGTCCACCCTCATAGAGCCGGTCGATGACTGTGACGTCACCAATCGGCAAATCAGACTCCAGAAGCGCAATGTTCTGGTCATGGAACAGGCCCAGATGATCAACCATCTTGTAGGTGGTGCCGACGGGTCGGGTCGGAAGTAGCTGGTCGGTGGCCGTATTGTACAGCGCCGAAAAGCCTTCAAGCCGTCGCGGCTCGACAATCTCCCGGATCGGCTCACCGTTGACGGTGCGGTCAGTCCAACTAGTGAGAGCGTCAACGGGGATCAGTTTAATCTTGCACCGCTCTTCATACAGCGAAAGGTCGCTGATGTTGTTGTGCGTATACTCAAGCCCGTGAGCTATTTCTTTCACAGTGTTTTCATTCACTAAATCTAACATCGTTTTTTCTCCTTCGATGTTGGTTGCCGTCTGTCTTCGCAGCCGGTGGTAGAATCATGCCACAAGATTTGTGGCGGTTGAACCCCTGAGCCAATTTTTTTTTGGCCGGTGATCGATTGGCCCCGCGACTCGCCACCGATCCGATCAGCTCATTTTGCCCCGCCCCGGAATAAAGCAGGAAGCGCAAACTAATCCCCGGAAAAACTATAGTGTCGGCGCGTTTGTCAGGCGATGCCGTGACGATCCCGCCAGACGCGCCACGTGATTGCCTGTAGCTGGTAGGGCATGAGACCGACGCGGCGTGCTGCCTCTTCATATGCCGCCTGTAAAGCGCGGTATTCACGGACGCCGATGTTTGTCCGGTCATCAGTCAATCCGATGCGCTCACCGTAGGCAATGTTTCTTGCGTGACCATCGATTGTCACGTTGAATTCGCCCATGATGTCGCAAAAGAAGGACGTGATCTTTTGACCTTTCAGCATAGCTTTTGCCCCGTCGTAGTCCGGACGCGCCGCCAAAATGTCCCACGCTTTTTGTTTCATTTTGTGATAGGTCGAGACTTTCACGGAATCAATGCCGTCGCCCCGGATAAATGCGCCGATCAAGGCGTCGGCGTTGACAATATTTCGCGTCCACTTGTTATTCGGTGAAAGCGCGGCAATTACCGCCACCACCAGATAAACCGGAACGTCATATTTCAGCGCGATGAGATAT